TTGACCTCTGCCTGGTGGCGGCGGATTTTCTCCTCAAGCTCATCAGGGGCTGTGCCCTCCTGCCACTTTTCGCCTTGGGTTTGCCTGACCAGCTCCTCTCGGATGGGGGCCACCAGCAAGGCAGGCTCTGTGTGGGGGTACTGGCCTGCCAGGATAGCCCCCACCTGGTACAGGGCTGTGTCCCTCTGACCCTCTGGGGCAAAGGCCTCCCCCTTGGCCTCTGCCAGGGCCACCATTGCCCTGCCACCCAGAGCACGGGCTGCTGACTGCCCTCCAGCGTTACGCTTGCCCAGGGTCAGCCAGCCCTTGAGGGTGGGAGCGTCTCCCACCAGGCTCAGGGCACGGGCAGGGGCCTGGGTCTCCACCACGTGGGCCAGGATGGCATCTACATCCAGACCCAGGCCACCCTCATGGCTGCCTGACTCCCAGGGAGCTCCGGGCATCCTGGCTGGTACAAAGTAGAGCCTGCCAGGGTCCCTGCACTGGGTGTCGAGACCAGGGACCAGCTCAGCCAGCCCTGCCCATATCCGGGGCCACTGCGTGGCAGCGACAGGTTTGGATAGGCGGATTACAAACCGGTACTTGGGGAGGCGTGGCCTGGGGCAAGTCTCGGGGCAGCCCGTATCGTGGGCTTTGTCCCCACACGTCCTGAGATGCCTAAAGCTGGTATGCCAAACGTAATCGAGTTGACAGGCCTGCAGCCGATGATGGAGCTGCTGCAGCTCTGCTGGTGAGGCCTTGTCCATGTCCAGGACCCCAGCAGTGACCCACTTGACATTTTGCTCACCCCGGACTGGCTCATTGAATTGGGCAGGTATCCAGCCCTGCAGCTCCTCTTTTGGGCCACTGTGTGAGTGCTCAGTGCGTAACCATCCCACCAGCTCCTCCCAGCCCATCTCCACTGGGTGCACCTGGGTGCTGTGGATGCTGCGCACAAGCGAGAAGGGGACTGAGTGCACGCCTGCACCCTGCCCCTGGTTTTTGGAAAATGCAAGATCTGCAGTGGGGGCAGGATGAGGTTATTTATCTTGACATTTGGGCTCAGGGCACCACCTGCCAGATCACAGTGTGCACTTTGAGGCCAAAGTGCCGTGTGGGTGCATGGATAAAAAGAGTGTTAGGTGTGGCGTTGTCTGGGTCTTTGAATCCCAAACGCTTGCCACGTGCACATTGGTTGAGGGCCCATGTGTAGCTGCCTGGCTGCAGGGCAGCTGTGACCCTGGGATCCTGGAGCTCCAGGGAATCGGACAGCCAGAGGTAATACCACGTCAAGCTCAGGGCCTCAGAGTCAGCCTGGTGGATGGCATAGGGGCTCACGGGGCAAGTCACGTTTAGGGCACAGGGCTGGTAGTAACAGAGCACATAGCCCAGATCATACTCCTGGCATGCCCACTGCCAGCTGCCAGCTGGCTGGGGCCCTGCTGGGTGTCGAGGATGCAGGTAGTTTGGGCATCCTGGCCTGGTGCACTGCACGGTTAGGAATACGGGCAAGGCTGGACTGCCGCAGATGTTGCACGGTGTATAAATCAAATATCCCCCTTGGTTTATATGCTTGGTACTTGGGCTAGAGCTGGAGTGGCACGAATTGCTTGACAACGCTGGGGTGCCAGAATTGGCACTCAAACTGCTGGTACTGTTGGAATGGTTCCACGATGGCATCCCAGAGTCGTACGTTTGAGTGGTTACTGTTACAGATCCTGCGCTCTATCATGTATCGCATGATTGCGTCCACTGTAGGCAAGGGGCTTGGAGACACGCCAAGGCGAATTCCCACGTACTCCCGCCACAATTGGAAAATGGCCTCTCGGGCTGCTGGAATGCCCCCAGCAACGAAGTGGGCAATCACACACTGTCTCACAAGGTCCGACACGCTCATTTGAAACTCCCCAACACGTTTGGCTCTCTCACTGTACGTGTAAGGGGGTGTAATGCGTGTCAGCTGGTCACAGAACCAATGCTGGTGCCCGGACCAGGCATAGTTGACCAGCCCGTAGTATTTGGTTTTTGGCGTCCTGCCCTGTGGTGGGCTGGGGAATAACAGGTGCTGGGCACTCCAATCAAATGGATTTAGGTTTTTGTTCGCACCACGATTGTCAGGGATGAGATCTTGGAATGGTGTGAAATTGTGCATGCGTGAGGAGTCAACCACGGCACCATGCATGCCAAGTAATACGAAATTCACGTGCCATGTGGGGTGCACCCATTGGGGTGACAGGGCTGCTAACACGGCTGATTCACAGAACTGCCTCCAGCCCCAGCCTGACTTCTCCAGGATCACATCTGTAATCCAGGTGTGCAGTGGCAGGGGGAGACGAAACTGTACTGACACCCTGGTTTTGTGCAGATGGTGTCCAGGGGCTGCACGCCTGTTGTCCACAGGGGGTGTGGTGATCCTGGCTAACAGCTCCTCCGACATCTCCAGTCTGTCTAGGTTGTCAAGCAATTTCAGCGATACGGGCTTTGGTTTGTCTGGCATGGTTTATGCATGTGGCGGCCAGGGAAGAATGTGATCCTTACTATAATTTCTTGTTGGAAGTCCGTAAGGAGCACACAGATATTGCAGGTATCAAGTGCAGAACATGGTAAAGCAGGTGGTTTTATGATATTTTGCTTTTATATATTTCATAATATACCAAAAAACATTTTTGCGAATAGCCTGAATTGGCTATAATTGTGGGTTTTGTTCTGGTAATTTAGTGTATACGTGTGCTCCTTACGGTCCTAAAGTGCTATCAAACGTGATAAAGAGCGGCATCTCGTGCTTTTTTGCCACAGCCAAGGCAGGCCCCAGGCCAGCCCATCCGGGCTATTTATCTGAACAAATGGCCATGGTATAGGTCAGGCGTTTTTACTTGCCAGGAGCTACGATCTATGCCCGTGGGCCAGCAGCAGACCAGAGACTCAGCAGCCGATGCGTTGACCAAGTCACAACTATCAAACGAGCAATACAGTTTCCTGTCTGCTCTGATGTCAGATCCTAACTTCTCGGTAAAGGCAGCAGAGGAGGCCTGCAACATGCCCGCTGGTATGGGGGCCCGTTGGCTCAAGATTGACCGTGTGCGTGCTGCCCTCGGAGACATGCTCCGGGAGAGACGTGAGAGGCATGCAGATGTACGTGACAATGTCATGCTGCTCCTGTGGCGCATGATATGTGCTGACCCCCGGACGGCCTTTCGGAATGGGAGTCAGCTGCCCCCCTGGGAGCTGCCAGACGATCTGGCTGCGTGCTTGGAGCGTATCGAGCCTGTGGTGACGATGGAGGGCACCACAGTGGCATGGAAATACTGGTTTACGAAGAAAGCAAGCCTGTTAGATATGATCCTCAGACACTTTGATGCACCCAAAGAGCTCCGAGACTCAGCAGCCGACATGCCCAAGGCCACGATCATACTCAGGGGGGTGGGCTTGGACTTGGAGGGCTAGACACCCACACTGCACCAGCTGGATACTCACTTTATGAAGTATCTCGTTTTTGTGGTGGGTGTTGTTTCCTTGCTCGGGGTGCAGATTTGGCGTGAGGAGGAGCTGGAGCTCCAGCAGGCCAGGCAGCAGACCCAGCAACGCCAGCAGGCAGCCCGGGCCCATTGCGTGGCCCAGCTCCAGGGGCTCCTGCATGAGGCTGCAGCCAGGAGGGACAGGGTGGCCATGGACCTGTTGCAGGAGGCCATCCATAGTGGTGCAGCCCTGCGCAAATGCGATGCCGTGGCAGCGGCTGTGCAGTGAGGCCTAGCTCCCATTTTTCATCTTTGATGCATAGACACGTGTTCTGATTTTTGAGAGGCTATCGGTATGTCCAAGTCCACATCCAGTATCGAGTCCTTGAGAGCTGAGGCCCAGGTAAAGCGTGAGTGTGCAGCCAAGGCCTTTGATGCAGGCCAGCATGAGCTTGCACAGGCTTTTCGCCAGCAGGCAGACGATCGTGAGGCAGCAGCCGGTCTGACAGCACAGGCCCTGCAAAAGCCCTCGATAATCAAGCATTCCGTGGTCAGTGTGATCGGGGAAAAAGCGCTGGTCACTGAGCTCAATGGGCACACAGTGCGTGTTAGGTATGCTGATGGCCTGGGGCAGTGGGTGCGGCTGGCTGACTGCGACCTCTGTGACCACGAGACCTCCAGGGCCTTTATCCTGGGCAATCCAAAGATACTGGCCCTGGTGGAGGGCTGACCTCCCAGCCCATCCTGCCCTCAGCAAAAACCCTGGCCTCTGGCTGGGGTTTTTGATTTTTAGCCCATCCGATCCTCCGAACTAGCCAATCCAGGCTATGTGAGATCTTTCTTGCAAAGTGTGCAGAATGTGCGTAAAGCCTGGAGAATGGGGCTACAACGCACACCAGAGGCCTTGCTGGAGGTAGGCAAGCTCAGGCAGTTTCTTGATAAAACCAAGGACAGGGACACTGCGGCCACCAGCAGCATAAAAAGCGAGTTTGATGCGTACGCCAGCCGAAGAGGGCCCCAGCACTGGAGCCACAGGGGGCACGTCTGGGCCCCCAGGCCCAATGCCAAGATCACGGACATGGCAGCAGCCTGGGTGCGTGCCCTGTACCTCTCAGGCAACTCGAGTGTGGCTAGCATCTCCCAGACCCTGCAGGTGTCCGGGGCTGCGATTTACAGCATCCTCCAGGGACGCACCCACAGGCGTGCCAGTGCGGGCTACCAGATGCCCCTGCACACGCTCCTGGCCATGGTGCAGGCAGCCGACAGGCTGCAGGGGGAGAGGGAGGAGGCCCAGGCTCCAGCCGCCACCCAGACCGTCTTGCTGCCCCCACCCCCTGACAGGGTGCTGGTGGGCCGTAGGACCCTGATTGCTCGCATGCGTAGGACCCTCAAACGCGTCCAATGCTCCCTCTATTGGGACCATGTGCAGCAGCTCTGGGGTATTGTCTCCAGAGAGGATGGGGGCAAGCTTATAAAAACGTTTTCAGACCTGGAGGGTGAGGCACGTGCCCTGGGTCTTTTGAAAGAATGGGAAAGTGTTATGCCAGAGGAAAACCCTCAGCCACGTGTGACCGTTATCGACGCAAATATCGACCCACCAGATCCTGAGCCAGAGCCAGAGCCAGAGCCAGACCCTGAGGCTGACCCTCAGGACGGGCAGGTGTGTGTGACTATCCCTATCGAGATTTGCATTCCCTCCACTTCGGGGCCTGGGGGCGTAGGAGCCAGGGCCTCTGCAGTGCGTGAGGCTGTGGATGCAGCCGTGCACAGCATCCTGGAGGAGGATGACATAACCGACTTGTCAGATGATGCCCAGGAGGATGAGATCTGATAGGGGGCAAGGGCTACGGTGGGGTAGCCTCTTGGATTTATGAATTACCTAGGGGGCAAACACAGAATAGCCAGGCCATTACGGGCTGCTATGGAGCCATATATCCAGGCCCATAACCACCTGGTGTGGGAGCCTTTCTGTGGTGGGTTAGGCTTTAGTCGCATGCTGACAGATTGCAGAGGCCTGTTGTCAGACGTTCACCCAGCTTTGATATCCCTGTACCTTGGCTATCGTGCTGGCTGGAGGCCACCAGAGGCAGTTGACCGTGAGCAGTGGCTGACAGCACGTAGTTTACCGGATCGCGACCCCCTTAAGGCCTTTGTGGGCTTTGGTTGTTCTATGTATGGAATCTATTTTTCCGGTTTGGAGCAAAAACGTGATCGTGTTGCTCTGAGTGGGCCAGAAAGTGGAAAGCGCTGGGTAAATAATCCTGCAGCAGCTGCAGCCTCCACACTTCGTCTACTAGATCGGCTTACTGGCTTTGGTATTGCGCTGGGGGACTTTATCGAGCCAGACCCTGTATCCACACCTTGCCTTGTTTACTGCGATCCACCGTACTTTGGTACCAAGGGCTATTCCGGCACACCACCCTTTGACCATTCCCGGTTTTGGGGACGGTGTCAGGAATGGGCCAGGTACACGACAGTACTTGTTAGTGAGCATGTCTGCCCCGTACCTCATGAGCACGTATGGTCCTACGCTAAGCTACGCGTAATTGACAATCGCTGGCACGCTGGCACTGCCTCCAGGCGTGCTACCGAGTACCTCTTTCGTGTGCTGCCCGTCCCCACACCCACAGTATTCGATTTATGCCCAGCCCCAGCGAGATAACCATAGATGCCCAGCCAGGGCCCCAGACCAAGGCAGCGGAATCAGATGCTGATATTTTGGTTTATGGGGGTGCTGCAGGTGGTGGCAAGTCCTGGTTAGCGGTCTATGACTTGGGCAAATATGGGCACGTCAAGGGCTATGGCGGGATAGCTTTTCGACGTACCAGCCCAGAGCTCACAGGCTCAGGCTCCATCTGGTCTGAGATGGAGGGCTTTTATCCGTACTTTGGGGCTGTGAGCAGACAAAGCCCTGTGCTCGAATGGAAGTTTCCAGGGGGTGCACGTGTCGAGGCCAGGCACCTGCAGCACTCCCAGGACGTGAGGCAGCACCAGTCCAAGGCCTATGCTCGAATCTGCTTTGATGAGGCCTGCCACTTTACCTCAGACCAGTTTTGGTTTTTGTTTTCCCGGCTGCGCACTACTTCAGGTGTGCCAAGACGGTTTTTGCTTACATGCAATCCAGATCCTGACAGTTTTGTCCTGACTGAGCTCATTGACTGGTGGATAGGGCCTGATGGCTACCCCGTACCTGAGAGGGATGGGGTCAAGCGCTATTTTTGGCGTAAACCCAGTGGGGAGATGCTCTGGGCTGACACCAGGGAGGAGCTCCTGGCCCTGGGGTCTGGGGATGCCACGGTCTCAGTCACGTTTATCGCATCCAAGGTCACTGACAATCGCAAGCTCCTGGAGTTGGATAAAACCTACCTGACAAAACTAAAAAACCTGCCCCCGATACTCCAGGCACGCATGCTCAAGGGCAACTGGCGTATCAGGGAGGGTGCTGGGGACATGTTCCAGCGTGGCTGGTTCCCCAAGCTGGAGCCAGTTGAGGCCAGGGCCTTGGTTTTCTCCAGGCAGGTCAGGTGGTGGGACAGAGCTGCTACTCCGATGGTGGGCAACCTGGTCCCCAGCGTGCCCAGGCCCTTGGATTTTCGAGCCAGGCGTGAGGGTAACCCTGACTGGACTCGGGGCCTCCTGGCAGGGCTGACCAGGCCCATCCACGTACATGACAGGGGCAGGATCGTGCTCCAGGACTTGGCCAGCTACAGGGATGCACCTGGAGCAATCGAGGCAGCGATCGTCCGACAGGCCCAGGAGGATGGCCCTCGAGTGCTGGTGGGGCTGTGGGTAGACCCTGCCCAGGCAGGCCTTGACCAGGCCCAGCGCATGAAAAGGATCCTCAATCGTAAGGGCATTGGCGTGGTGCTGGGGCCTCAGGTCAAAAGCAAACGTGAATATGCCACCCTGCCCAGCCAGCTGGCTTACTCAGGGGAGCTCTGGGTGGTGGGCAATGACCTGGAATGGGCTGAGTTTTTCAATGAAATAGAATCCTTCCCCCCAGCCCTGGGACTGCCCATGTCGAAAAGGCCTCATGATGATTGTGTGGACGTTCTGTCAGGTGTAGTGATGGATTTGGACACACACAGGGTCAATCCATCTGCCTGGGACTCGGACATCCGAGACCCTAACAGGTCAGTAGACAACAGGTTTTTTTATGGAGACCCTGAGGAGGATGAGGGTGATGAGCTTTAGCAAGTACAACCACGACAATGAGGCCCAGCGGTTTTTGCGTGAGACAGTAAACAGGGAGTTGCTGGAGGTTTTGCACAGGCATAACTGTGGGGGTGTGCTCATCACAGTCTCAAAAGAGGCAGGGTCCTGGATTACAGTCCTGCCTGAGTGGGGTGCATTGCAGCCAGACACTGACCCCACTAACAGAGCTGGCATGCGTTTTAAGGCTGCTAGGACTGACCCTGACCAGCACGAAAAAGCAGAACTAGGCTTGCATTTTATCAAGGTTGTTAAGGACGTTTCTGGTGACGTGTCAAGTTTCTACTCTCGATTTTTTCGCCAATTGCGCGACAATCTGACAGCCCAGGGTGTGGAAATGACAGAGTGGGCTGTCAACAGTTTTACAGAGATTGTCGGACATAGACCTGACCCAATGGGGGGTAAGGTTGACTGACAATAAACCCGAGACCCCAGAACAGGCCTACAGCCGTGTAGCCCTGGAAATTGAAAGCAGAAAGATAGGCAAGGCCATTGCCCACGTAATGCCAGAGGGTGTGGGTTTTTGCTTTTTCATGTTTAACCAGGGGGCTGGTGGCGGTACCACGTACCTGTCAAACTCAAACCGGGACGATGCAATCAAGATGCTCAGAGACTTTCTAGCCAAGCTATCGGACTGAGACCTGATGGCACTGTGTGATCATTGTAGACGCCAAATATCGATAGCGACCAAACGTGGCCTACGGAAAGCCAAGGCAGCTGGTGTGCATACAGGACGGCCAAGGACAAAAATCAGTATCGCTGACCTCCAGAGAGTCCGGGATGGGGAGTTGACCACAGGGCAGCTGGCTGTGGAGATTGGGTGCAGTGCCATGACTATCCGGCGCCGATTACGGGACCTTTGAGCCATGGCACGTGAGCTTGGTGGCAGGGTAGTCAGGCGTACAATCGACGGTAGGGAGCTGAGGCGAGAAGTGTCCAAAGAACGTGAGAACACACTGGCAGCCCTTGCGTATACGGATGCACGTGGCTGGTACTTTGGAAGTTGTTCGTATGTGGAGGGTCTTACAGTCAGAGCTCCTGTGTCTGCTGGTACCTACGATGCAGGCTCACAGCTGATGCTGGCGATAGCTGGGAGCTGGGGCCGTTCCGGTCTGCCTACCGTTGCTGTCTCTGAGGAGAGGATGAGGGCTTTTATCAGCTCTCAGCCCCAGTCCGATTATAGGCCACGGGGCCCCTGGGGTACTTGGCTAATCCGTTTGCCTCCACTGCCAAGGCTTAGTCTGGTGGCCAGGTCTGGCAGGCTTGACCCTGTTAATACCCTGGTGGTGGTTTACCTGGAGGACCTGTGGAGCTTTTTTGCTGCTGGTAGTTCTGTCGAGTTTACCCAGTTTGCCAGGACTGCTGAGTTTTTGCGGGATGGTAAAGATACTGGGGATAGAAACCACTTTGCACCAGAGGCTGAGGTAGACCTGGTGCCCCAGGACCTGCAGGCAGCCTCTCAGCTGGGCTGGTTGATACTCAACTCAACTCTGGCCCTGGGAGAGCTCCAGGGAGTGGAACGTGTGGGGCCGGAGCGTGCTGCCAGGGATGTGGGGCTATACCCAGCTGGCGATTACGTTCTAAAATAGTTTATTGGAGGGCTAACGAGTGACCTGGGTAATTCAAACGAGAATGAAAGCTAGCTCAGAGTTTTGGCGAACTATCTTGCACAGGTACGCCTCATTTGATGAGGCTCATAAATTCGGCCAGACAATCGATGCCTCACGGGATGTCCGATACAAAAACACAGAGACGGGCAAGATCGTCCCCAGGTTTCCTGACCAGGTGGTGTGAGCATGGCCATGGACTATTTTGAGCGTAGGGCATCGGAGATCTTGAGCTCTGTCATGGTCTGTCAGGAGCTCCTGCAGCTCCACACCAATGCCTGGGCACGTGAGCATGATATTTGGCAGCCGTTGCACGTGAGGCTGCTCCTGGAGCCTGTCAGCCCTCTGGGGGATGCGTATCAGGAGTTTGTGCCCATGATGCAGGTGGGGGTAAAAATCCAGGAGGCAGACACGCTTATGCCAGAGCAAAGGGAGGAGCTCCTGGGCAAGCTGGCAGACCTGGTCAGGATGTTTCCCTGGACTGTCTGACCACCCCACCCACCACGAAAAAAGCCCGTCCCAGATCAGGACGGGCTTTTTTCGTTTATCGACCCTGCCCCGTTCGAGCTTAGGGATCCACCAGGATGAGGCTGCCATGGCAAAAAAGGATCTTCTGGGGCTCGGTTTTATGGTCTAGCCAGACATTCCAGTGCCAGCTAATCGTGCCTGTGGGGGCCAGGTCTGCTGTGTCTGTTTCTGTGAGCGTCATCAGGATCGCTGACTCCTCGAGAGCCAGTGTCCAGGCCCCCACTGGGGGAGAGGTGGCGTTACTGCTGACAAAAGGTGCTGAAATATCGTAGGGTGTCAGGATAAATGGTGCTCCCCCTGGGGCATAGGCGCTGAGACGTATGGCAACAGACGCCCCAATCGCGCAACGTAGCGAAATTTCATTAGGAACTAGGTTGATTTGGTTTGTCTGGGCCATGGCAATAGGACTGCATTATGCCATCTGACTGCTGTGTAATAAATGTGGTGGTGCCAGAAACCCCCATTTTTAGCGTGGTGGTATCGCAGGCTGGGGGTGCTGGGCCACCTGGGCCTGAGGGCCCCGTGGGTCCAGCTGGAGCTGATGGGCCAGCTGGGGCTGATGGAGCTCCAGGTCCTATCGGACCAGAGGGACCACAAGGGGAGCCAGGGCCAGCCGGTGGCCCTGAGGGACCTATGGGCCCAGCCGGACCTCAAGGTGAGCCTGGCCCAGCTGGAGCTGATGGCCCTGCAGGTGCTGATGGGGCTCCAGGCCCTATCGGACCAGAGGGTCCACAGGGTGAGCCTGGCCCAGCTGGAGGTCCTGAGGGGCCCATGGGCCCAGCCGGACCAGAGGGACCTCAAGGCGAGCCTGGCCCAGCCGGTGCTGATGGTGCTGCTGGGGCTCAAGGGCCCATCGGACCAAAGGGAGACCCAGGCATCCAGGGTATTCAGGGCATCCAGGGAGACCCTGGCCCAGCCGGTGCCCAGGGCATCCAGGGTGCTGATGGAGCTCAAGGCCCAGCCGGTGCTGATGGAGCTCAAGGTCCAGCCGGTGCTGATGGAGCCCAGGGGCCTCAAGGGCCCATCGGACCAGAGGGACCTGAGGGTCCCCCAGGTGCTGGAGGTAGTGTGGCGATTCCACTATCTAACAAAAACATGGTGGCATCTCTCACTACAGCACCACACATGCTCGCATGCGCAACGCCTCTTGCGGTTACCCCAACTTCCGATGGGTACTTGCACGTTTTTGTCAATGGTGTTGCCTACGCAATCGGGGATGCGTTACGGACAAGCGACTTTTATTTTTCGTCTGACTCGGGCAACACACCTAAAGCGATCGCAAATTTGACAACTGGCGATTTGCTGTATCAGGGCAGTGGGCTCCCATTTACCCTAGATGCGAACGATGTGATCTCATACCTGACACTCGCTACAGCGTGAGCATGCCATGACTATCAAACTAAAACAGATTGATCTTCCTCCAGGCATGTCCACAACTGCAGTGGAGGATGGTGCCCTGTTGACGGGCACTGAGGCAGCAGAGCTCATTGCAGGTGTGGATGGCACTAATCATGCCCAGTTCATCGCAACGGAAGCCGATGGGAGGGTCAAGATCTCCGATGGTGGCACACCGTTGCGTATCTCTGTGCCATCCGTGGCTAACACGGGCAACAGCACCAACACACCCCTGGGTGCGAACGGGACATTTACTGGCACCCCTGTATTTGTGCAGGACTTTGCGGCAATCGGTGTATTCGTATACTCGAACGTTGGCTCTGCTGTCGATGGCCTCAAGATGCAATGGTCTGTCGATGGCGTGGTGTGGGCTGAGACCCTGGCATTTACGTTGCTGCCTAGCATTGCAGGGTCATACACAGTTGGTCCTAGAGCTGCATATTTCCGCGTAGTTTTCACGAACGGCGGCACTGCTCAAACCACGCTGCAGATACAAACGATCCTGCATTATACGGTAGTACGCACAGGCACTACTCGTGTTTCAGATGTAACCAGTCCAGAGTCTGATGCGACTACCGTCAAATCCGTTATCACGGGCAAAACGACTCAGGGTGGTGGTGGTTACGTCGATGTCAAGGTAGCTCCCTCTGGGGCCGTGGCTATCGATGGCACGGTCTCAGTCACAAACTTCCCAGCCACGCAACCTGTGTCTGCCACATCCCTGCCACTGCCGACCGGTGCAGCGACAGAGGCCACGCTCGCCACACGCCTCACAGAGACCACATTCACGACACGTACTCCCACGGTAGGGCAAAAAACCGGGGCAGCCTCATCGCCCGTGGTGCTGGCCAGCGACCAGTCAGCCCTGTCCGTGACTGATGGGGGTGGCTCACTGACTGTGGATGGCGCTGTTAGCGTCTCGAACTTCCCAGCCACGCAGCCTGTGTCCGCCGCTGCATTGCCGCTGCCAGCTGGTGCAGCGACAGAGGCCACGCTAGCCACACGCCTCACAGAGGCCACGTTCGCAGCACGAACTAACACGCTGGGTCAAAAGACAGCAGCAGCCTCAGCTCCTGTGGTGCTGGCCAGCGACCAGCCTGCAATCAACGTGGTTACAGCAGCTCCAGCAGGCCCTGCCACGGCTGCTGTGGCCAGCGTCGCTGCCTCCATCACACCTGTGACTCTGGTGGCGAGTAACACTGCCCGTAAAGGTGCCACGGTGCAGAACGACTCAGCCTCAGCTCTGTATCTCAAGCTGGGCAGCACTGCCTCGAATGTCAGTTACACGTGCCTGATGGCAGCTGGCTCCTACTATGAAACGCCGTATGGGTATACGGGCATTATTACTGGTGCCTGGGTGTCTGCAGTGGGTGCAGCGCTAGTTACGGAGGTTGCATAATATGCCGCTGTATTATCCACCTGAGGTTGGTGGGGGTGAGCTCCCACCACTGGCCTACCGCGATCGGTATATCGACCCACCTAGTAACCCAGACCCATGGAATGATGAATTCGACTCAGGCTCCCCCGTGCTGGCTGACAGGGGGCTGAGGCTTACACGGCATCAGGGGACTGGTGAGCTCACAACACGTGTTGGAGAAGTGGACATGTTTGCTCCAGCATTGGCTATCACGGAGTATCGATCGTCTTTGCGGGATTCTTGTTTGTTGCTGCAGGTGCCCCTGGGTACTGATGTAAATTGGTTTCTGAATAAGCCAACACCACCAACGTCATATGCGTATGCTGCTCGCATTATTCCCAGGCGTGTAGGACTAACTAATCAATACTTTGGTGTGACGGTGGGCAACTCACTAAACCCAGCTGGGGCAGTTGCCGACCGATCGATCTTCGTATTTGTCGAAACCGACACTGGAAACCACTCTTTGGTACGGTATCAGGCTGGCTTTGCAAACTTACTTGCTGTTGCCATGCAGGATTTTGGCCCTGTGGTGTTGTGGGCAGACTGCCAGATAGATGCAATCTGGAACCTTCGTTATAACTGTGAAACAAACGTGCATGGCAGAACTGGTGTTGTGACAGCTTCACAGCTAGGGCCGTTTATCGATTTTGGGCCAGGTTCCCTGTATGCAGGTGTGATGGTGTCGACACCTGCCACCTATATGACTTGGCTCGAAATTGACTATATCCGCCGCTATCCCGTGCACTCCTATTTTCCAGCGTGAGCTAAAAACATGCCCTATTACTCACGACCAGTCAGCAGTGCACAGCTCCCAGTGCGCTACAAAGATCGTTATATCGAGGCACCAGCTGCACCGGACTCATGGAATGATGAATTCGACTCAGGCTCTCCTGTGCTTGCCGATCGTGGTTTGCGTCTCATGCGCTGGGGTGCTGCATCAGGAGAGCTCACTACTCGAGTAGGCGAGATTGACCCGCTGACTGCTCCAGTGCTGGCAGCCACGGAATACCGATCGTCAATCCGTGATTCAATGTTGCTACTCCAGACACCCACCACGGCAAGCACTACGTATGTGCTGTTGAAAGCAACGACCACGGACTCAGCCTCATACGCTACTCGCATACTCCAAAAACGCACCGGTGGCACGGGGCATCGTTGGGGGCTGGCTCTCACCACGAGCCTAAACCCTGCCCAGGGTGCAACAGACCGTACGATATATACAGCCGTGCAAGCGACAGGCACCCCCCACGATATTGCACGCTGGCAGTCAACACTATCCACGTTAGTCACAACAGCCACCACGGACTTTGGACCATCAGTGCACTGGATAGATGCTGAGATAACGCCTGTGACTTGGGATCTCAAGTACAACGCTGAGATCAATATCCATGGCCGCAGCACCGTCGTCACCACTGCCCAGGGCACTCTCACGGGCTATGGCCCCACGCTTTACGCAGGTGTCCAGGTCAGCACCCCTCCGAATTACGTGGCCTGGACAGAAGTCGATTACATTCGACGGTACCCCGTACACAGCTACTTCCCAGCCTAGGCTGGCCCTGACCTTTTTCCATCTTTGGCCCCAGCTGTGCTAGCCTGCCCCCATGCCCCTGTCGGATATTTGGCGATCGCTTTTTGGTGGCACTAACCCAGAGCACCCCCCAGCCCTGGCTGAGATCACCAATGTAAAAGCGACCCAGGAATCCAGGGTGGCTGATGGGCTGGGGCCTGTCGATTTGGCTGCCATCCTGAGGTCTGCCAGGGCAAACGACATCCAGGCGTACCTGGAGCTGGCTGAGTTTATGGAGGAGAGAGACCTCCATTATTACAGCCTCCTGCAGACTCGAAAGCTGGCCATTACCGGCTGTGACTGGGCCTGTGAGTCGACCATGCCCGGTGCTGATGTGGACTCAGACAAGGACCAGGTGGCAGCAGCCGTCAAAAAGCACGTGCTGGAGAGCCCTAACTTTACCTGGCTAGTGGCTGACCTCATGGATGCGATAGCCAAGGGCTTTGCTGTGTCTCAGCCGGTTTGGGACATCAGTGACCCAAAGATGTGGACCTACAAAGAGTTTCGGAGAGTGGACCCCAGGTGCTTTGTCTTTGATGTCGACACCATGACTGAGCTGAGGCTCAAAACCCCAGGTGCTGACCAGAGTGGGGATCCACTGCCTCCAGGCTTGATTATCCATTACCCCAGGTTGAGGGCCTCTGTCCCTATACGGGGTGGCATTGCCATGCTGGCAGCTACCACCTGGATGTTTAAGACCTTCTCAGTCAAGGACTGGATGGCATTCTCTGAGGTCTATGGGATGCCCATCAGGGTGGCCAAATATGAGCCAGGGGTTACCACGGATGATGAGAAAAAGAGCATAAAGAGGGCTCTGGCAAACCTGGGCCACGATGCTGCAGCGCTGATGCCCAATACGGTGGAGCTCGAGATACTGTCAGGACGTACAGGGTCAGGGCAGAGTCCATACCTGGAGCTTGCTGAGTATTTTGATAAACAGCTCTCCAAGGGTGTCCTGGGCCAGACCATGACATCCGACGATGGTAGCTCTCTGGCCCAGGCCAGCGTGCATGAGAATGTGAGACAGGACATTGCCCAGGCCGATGGGCATAACCTGGCAGCCACGGTTATGGCCCATGTCATAAAGCCGTTTGTCATGCTCAACTTCGGGCCCAAGGCAGCAGTACCCAACTGCTACCCCGAGACTAGCCCCCCTGAGGATCTCAAGGCCTGGTCAGAGTCAGCGGTGCCCTGGGTCAAGGCTGGCCTCCAGGTCCCTGCTGCCTTTGTACGCTCCAAGTTTGCGATACCTGATCCAGAACCTGGTGAGGAGCTGGTGGGGGGAGACCTCATGCGTACGCCTGAGGAGGAGCTGATGCTCCAGCCAGGCCAACAGCCAGGACAGCCAGGTCAACAGCCCCCACCAGGGCAGCCTGGGCAGCAGCCCCAGCCCAATCGATTGGCCTTGAATGCCCAGGAGCCTCAGAGCGTGCGCACTGCAGAGCAAACCGTGGATGCTGCCATGCGAGAGTGGCAGCCGATCCTGGTGCCCTACAAAGACACTATCGAGGCCATGGCCCAGCGTGCTGGCTCGTTTGCTGAGTTTCTTGAGCTTCTCAAAGCTTTCCCCGAGACAGCTGACTCGAATGAGTTTGTAAAGCAGCTGGCGATCGCCGCCACAGAGACCAGGATCGTGGCTGTGGGCAAGGCATGAGTTGCCCTGCCCATGGACTCAAGGTCAGCCCTAACCATGCCAAGTTTGACCCAGGCGTGGTGCCTACAGAGGTCCTTGAGTACGTGACAAAAAAGGGGGTAAAGCCCTCCTTTTCGTACCAGGACGTGTGGAATGAGGAGCACTCCACAGCCTTTGCCGTGGCCAAGGCCACTGAGCTGGACGTAATCGAGTCCATGCAGACAGCAGTGGCTGAGGCCCTGAGAGAGGGCCTCCCATTCACGGAATTCCAAAAGCGGATCACCCCGATCCTGGCAGATAGGGGCTGGTGGGGCAGGCAGTCACGTGTGGACCCCATCACTGGGGAGACTGCAGACGTGCAGCTGGGGAGCCCAGCACGTCTAAAAATCATTTATGACACCAATGTTAGGACAGCCAGGGCAGCCGGGCAATGGCAGCGTATCGAGGCAGCAAAAAAGGCCCTGCCCTATCTCCGATACAGGCACGGCAATCCAGAAAGGCCCAGGCCTGACCACGTGGCGTGGGATGGGAGGGTCCTGCCCGTTGACCACCCCTGGTGGAATTACGCCTACCCTCCGAATGGGTACCGGTGCACGTGCTGGGTGGAGCAGGTGTCTAGTTTCCAGGCAAAAAAGCTGGGGGTTACACCTGACTCAGATGTCGACACAGACCCCATCGTTGTCAAAAATCCCAGGACTGGTGTCACCACCACCACGATAAAAGGGGTGCAACCTACCTTTGCCTACAACGCTGGCAAAAACAGGAATGCAGGCCTAGTCCAGGCTGGAGTGATAAAGCGTCCTGCCCGGGGTCAGCCACCAGGGCAGCCTCAGCCACCAGCACCCCCCAAACCCAAGGCCAGGCCAAAACCCCAGCCCACCCCAGACCCCAGGCAGCCTCAGCCCCTGCACTCGGATGTTATCGGGGATGTGGCTAAGTCCCTGCAGACTCCAGCAGCCCAGGCTGGGGACTTCTCACAGACAAGGTCCCTGATAGCCCAGCAGATAGCCCAGCAGTTGCCCACGTTGGTGAGGGCTGTGCAGGCCAGTGATAGCCAGGCGGCAATCGACGCCAAGGCCACTGGAGCCCACAACGATGCAGTGCACCAGGCCACGGGTAGGATCGCTCTGAGTCCCAAGACAGGCCAGCTGTTGCAGGGGCCACGGCCTACGGTGTCGAGTGACCTGGAGCTGCTACGTGGCCAGCTCTCAGACTACATTGGGAAAACTCTCACCCCAGCTGACCAGGAGGCACGCTCAAAGATCGTAGACAGGATTGGAGAGCTGGAGGCCCAGCTGGGCAAAGAGCTCGAATGGTACAAAGCTGTACAGATCTTTGTACATGAGGAGCTGCACGGGCATAGCCCCCTACGGGCTAACGTGCCCATGTACGTGGCAGAGGGGGCGGTTATCGAGGAGGTAACCACAGAGGTCCTGGCCAGAGAGCTGGTGCCTCAGGCTGATTCAAAGGCCTACCAGGGGGAGATTGAGGATGTTGTCAGCGCGATATCCAAGTCCTTGCCTGAGCCTATGTCCAGGGGTGACATATATACAGCCCTGGTACGTGCTAGTGTCGCATTCAAGTCCTGGACAGCTACCTCCAGCATGGCCAAAACGTTTATCGAGGGTCTCAGGGTGGAGTTTCCAACTGCCGATCCTGCAGTCCTGGCCCTGGCTATCAGTGAACTACGGATAAAAAAGCCCGCCACCCCAGCCCCCACCCCATGACTCAAGCCGACAAAATCCTGACTGGCATGCTGCCCTTGCACACCTGGGCCCAAAGGGTGGCCTGTGCCCAGAGGATTATCGCTGAGACTGGGGACCTACCTGAGGCCATCTGGTATCAGCTGTGGTTTGGGCAAGTTGCTGTCCCCTCGGATATCGCAGCTGAGTCCCTGCTGCTTTTACGGCCCAAGGGTGCAAAGCCGTATGTGGGTGGCTGGAGATAAATGTCTGGTGGTATTTTTGATTTTATGCCACTCTCCAGCATCTCATGAATTTTGTAGCCCTCTGTGCTGCGATGCCTATTGCGTTTGGAGGAGAGCCTCCCAAACGTATCGTGGTGTTGCCCTCAGGGCCTGAGATTCGTGGCAGAGATGGCAGGGCCTGGGCCGTCAAGGATCGTGCAGCTATCCTGGTCCAGCTCTCCCAGAGGCCCATCCTCCTGGATGAAAATCACGCCTCTGTGCATGCAGCCCCGAACGGGCAGCCTAGCCCTGCAGCTGGGTGGCTCTCCGATTTTTCATTTACGGACCAGGGGCTGGAGGCTGCTGTTGAGTGGACCCCCTACGGCCTGGACCTTTTTTCAAAAAAGGCATACAGATACGTCTCACCTGCCTTGTTTCACACTGCACAAAGTGCTAGTGGCGTGCTGGGGGCTGTGCGTGGGCTGCACTCTGTGGGTCTTACGAATTCCCCTAATCTGGACTTGCCAGCCCTCAATTCTCAGGATCACACACACATGAAACTGACAGCCGAACAACTCCAGGCACTGGGGCTGGCAGCAGATGCCACAGATGAGCAGATCGCAGCCAAGATCGTGGCTGTGGTGCAGGCCCAGCCCAAGGCTGGTGTTGCTCCAGAGCTTGGCAGCGTGCTCTCCAAAATCCAGGACACCTTAGCTGGGCTGGTGGCTGCCAAGGGCTCCACTGGTAGCCCCGTGGCAGCCGTGGCAGGGAATGCAGCTGCCCCGAGTGAGGCCCATCTGATTGCTGTCAATGCCGTTGTGGATTCAGGCATCGCAGCTGGCAAGGTAGCTCCAGGCTCACGTGAGGCCTTTGTCAAACAAGGTGGCTCCAGTCTCGAGAGCCTCAAGCTGCTCCAGGAGCTGATTGCGTCCCTGCCCGTGCTCGTGGCTACCAATGCTGGGCCCGTGGGTGGCGGCAATGGGGGCAACGGTGGTGGTGGCAGCAAGCTCACCCCCCAGCAGCAAGCGATTTGCAAAGACCTCCAGGTGTCTGAGGAGGAATTCCTCAAGAGCCGTAGTGAGCTGACCTCCTGACCTGAGTCACATCCTCTAAGAATTCTGACCGTAAAGGGCTCTAGTCATGGCAGGCATTTTATCAGCTAACCGAGACGCTAAAATCCACTCTGGGGTGGAGCGTGAGAAGGTTGTCAAGTCCGGTGTCACCTTGTGGAAAGGTGCCCTGGTTGTCTTGAATCCAGCCACGGGTCTGGTGGAGCAAGCTGGGCCTCTGGCTACTGGGGTAGCCCTGGGCATCGCTGAGAAAAAGGTTATCGGGGATGGCATCCTAACCGTGCCCATCCGGTCTGGCTTTGTCGAGCTCACGATCGCTGGAGCTGCTGATGCTTTGACGATCAATGACATTGGCAAAAAGGTCTATGCCATCAATGACCAGACTGTCGGCAAAACCGATGGGACTGGGACCAGAGCTGCTGCTGGCATCCTCTTCGATATTGCTGACACTGGCAACGCTGTTGTGGCGGTAGGCCTGTCCACTTCCGTTTGATAGGAACTGCGAAAAACCAAACATGGATATCAACCGGCAAAACCTGGACACCTTCTTTCGTGGCATCAGCGCGGTTTTTCGTGGGGCAATGGTCACCAATGTCCCCGACCAGTACCTGCAATTCGCCACCATCGTGCCCAGCTCCTCAGCCCGTAACGATTACACGTGGCTCGGAGAAGCTGAGGAACTGCGTGAGTGGATTGGTGGTCGAGTCCTGACTCAACTGGCCAGCCATGACTACAACGTCAAGAATCGTAAGTTTGAGCGCACGCTACGTGCCCAGGCTGACGATCTTAGAGACGATGTGATCGGTATCTACTCAGCCCGGACCCAGATGCTGGCTGATGCTGCCAAGCTGTGGCCCAATAAGCTCTGCTTTGAGGCCTTGGTCTCGAATGGTCTTTGCTTTGATAAGCAAAACTATTTCGATACGGACCACCCTGTAGGGATGGATGCTGCCATCACTGTTGTCAGCAATGACAATCCGAATGGTGGCAACGTTGGTGCCTACTTCTATCTCCTGGATACGACAAAGCCACTCAAGCCGATTATTTTTCAGCGGCGTGAGGATGTCAGCTTTGACAGTCTGACTGACACCAGCTCTGACCACGTATTCAAGTTTGATGAGTTTCTCTATGGTGCCCGTGCCCGGGGTAACTATGGCTACGGCTTTTGGCAACAGGCCATGCGCTCCAAGACTGGCAGCACAGTGGCAGAGCTCAGGACTGAGCTGACTGACCTCCGGCTGCGTATGCGCAGCATGAAAAATGACCAGGGCAGAGAGCTGGGCATTGACCCAGACCTCATCATCTGCGGGCGCAGCAAGCACGATGTCCTGACTCAGGCTGTTGACAGTCAGTTTGTGGATACGGCCTACACCCCAAACCCGGTTTACAAGGCCTTTCGCATTATCTGCGCTCCCTGGTTGCCGTGATCTATGGCCAGGCAGTGGAAAGGGTTTACTAGGGAGGCCTTTATTACGCAGGCTGCACGGCTGGGTAAGGGTGAGCTCTCCCAGCTCATGCGTACGGAGGGTTTTGCCATACCCCGTATGCGTGGCCTCCCTGATGAGATTGCAGGGGCCTGCTTTGACGTGCTGGTAGCTAGTGCTGTCAGCTCCAGCCCAGGACCCTCCGAGACGTCACACGCACCAGCAGCAGATCAGGCCCCTGCAGTCGTGTATCGATGGGAGATTAGGGCAACACAGGCCCAGCGCTACCGGTGTGGGCAGCTATTCACGCCCCAGGCCCAGCTTTTTGAGGCTGCTTTTTTCAATGGTGAGGAGCTACGGAAGCTCCAGGCAGACACCCAGCTGGAGGTCAAGGACCTGTGGCAGGGTGGCTCCAAGAGGGGTTAGCCCATGGCCTACGCTACCGTCCTAACAGCTATCAGCCTTTATGGTGAGGATGCTGTCATTGTCGGAACGGACAGGGACAAGGACGGGGCTAGGGACACTGGGGTTTTTGAGCTTTTCCTGGATGCTGCCACGAATGAGATTGATGGATATCTGGCTGGGAGAGTGACTCTGCCATTGAGCCCAGTGCCCAAGAATGTTGCCATTTACTGCGTTGACATTGCCATGTATCGCAGCCGTCCCACTGCAGACGTGCTGACTGAGGAGATCTCAAAGCGATACGATGCAGCTGTCAGGTACCTGGAGATGGTGGCCACGAACAAAATCAGGCTGGTGGCCCCAGACCCTACGGACCCAAACATCGTGGGTGCCACGGTCAACAGTGCAGTCCAGGCTGATACGCTAACCGAGCGTGAGACCCTGGAGATAGCTGACTGTGGGGCCAGACGGTTTACACGTGACACGCTGAGGAGCTTGTGACCACGGTCAAGCAGCCAGTGGGGCCCTCCATCCAGGTCAGCACTCAGCAGCTTGACCGGATGAGGGAGAAGCTGGCTGCCTGGGGTGACAGGCTACGAAGGCCCAAGGGCCTGGCCAGTGGCATTGCTGCCATGATGGAGACCCAAGTCCGACGCCGCATCCAGGACGAAAAAACCGATCCTGAGGGCAAGGCCTGGGATGGGTGGGCTGACTCCACGAAAGAGCAGCGCAAGGCTAACCACTCCCTGCTCCTATTTGAGGGCAGGCTCAGGGACTCCATTGTAGGCAAGGCCCTCAATGGCAACACTGTGGTGGTTGGCTCATCCATGGTTTATGCCAACGTGCACCAGTACGGATGGGAAGAGAGAAACATCCCGGACCGTCCTTACCTAGGCCTGTCCCAGGACAATGAGGATGAGATTCTGGAGATGGTTCTGGACTGGTGTGACCCTGCCAGGAGCTCCTGAGGCATGACAGCCCTTCTCCAGCTCAGGGATGGTATTGCTCAAGGCCTATCCGAGGATCCTGGGCTGGTGGCCTTGACTGCCACCACGTTTGTCCATGGTGGTGACTTCAAGCTCGAAGATCTCAAACGGTACTTTGTCTCAGCTCCAGCCCTGGCCCTGGCCCTCCTGAATGTGGAAGTGGTGAGGCAGGGCCCAGCCCAGGTGGGGGTCTGTTCATTCGGGCTGGTCTGCATAAACAAGGCCACAGCCGGGCAGGACCAGCACAGCCGCTGTATCGAGTTGGTGGATGCTGCTATCCGGGCACTCAAGGATCGTTGGTGGGTCGATAGCCTGTCACTGACACCCCCATCGGAGATCTCTGCACGTAACCTATTTGGCACCCCCCTGGATAAAACAGGAGTGGCCATGTGGGCCCTGGGCTTCCAACAGAGTGTTGACCTGGTGGGGGATGATGTCACAGCAGAGTGGAAACGCTGGTATGCAGTCTGGGATCTGCTGCCTGAGCTAGATCCTGAGAGACCTCACGCCACAGATGCTGGTGGCGATTGGACAGGGGTTACATCCCTACCACCTACCTGGGAGCCTCCCAGTGGTGGCTAACGTCTAAAATCAAATTCCATTTTTGCCGTTTACCTGCTAGAGGGTGCACATGGGGATCACATTTAATCAGATTCCACTGGTGGTTAATACACCGGGGATGTTTGCTGAGTTTGACTCCTCACGTGCTGCCCGTGGTCTCCCACCACTGCCACACGTGGCCCTGATTATCGGCCAGATGCTGGCCACTGGGTCAGCCCAGGCCAGCACCCCTGTCCTGGTGGATACGGCTGAGAGTGCTATCCAGCTTTTCGGGCCCAAGTCCATGCTGGCCCAGGCAGTCAAGGCCTACAAGGCAGTAGACCCCCTGACAGAGCTCTGGGCCATTCCCCTGGCTGATGCTGGTGGTGGTGTGGCAGCCACAGGCTCCATTACCTGGGCTGGCACTGCCACAGAGGCTGGGGAACAGGCGTTTTACATTGGTGGCAGGAGAGTCACCACAGGCATTACCGTAGGCATGACAGCCACGGTGCTGGAGACTAACCTGCTGGCAGCCCTGGCCCTCCAGACTGACCTGCCCGTGACAGTGGCGGGCAACACAGGCACGGGCATTGACGTTGTGGCTGTCCACAAGGGCACGGCTGGAAACGGTATCAAGCTGGGTGTTGCCCTCACGCCTGGGGAGCGCATTCTGGCAGGGTTTACCTATACGGTTACCCAGCCGGCTGCAGGTGCCACAGATCCTGACTTTGGCCTGGCAGTTACGGCCATGGGTGAAGATCAATATCACACCATTGCCCTGTGCACGGACTCCAGCACGGAAGTGGCTAAGCTCATCACTGAGATGGAGTCCAGGTGGAATGCCATGCGCTCCATCGATGGCCAGTTATTCATCTCCAAGGCTGATACCTTTGCCAACCTGGGCACACTGGGGCCCACCTATAACTCAGTAACCCTCAGCATCGTGGGGCGTGAGATCTCTGGGCTGACTCCACTGCCCTGGGAGGTCACTGCCCGTGCTGCAGCTGTCTCAGCATCGCAGACGCAAATCGACCCAGCCCAGGCAGTCACAGGGCTGATGCTGGGTGGTGCCTCTGCCCATCGTGGTGTCCGGTTTACTCGGGCCCAGAGAGACACCCTGCTGGGCAAGGGCATCTCCACTGTCATGGCTGCCTCTGATGGCAGGATGGCAGCTGAGAGGTTTATCACCACCTACCAGAAAAACGCAGCCAACGTCCCTGACACTGCCTACATGGATCTGTTTACTGTCAGGACTTTGTCAGCTCTCCGATACACGCTGAGAGCTGTGATCGGTACCAAGTTTGCCCGCTTCAAGCTGGCAGACGATGGCAATGAGCAGCCTGGGCAGCCGATCGCCACCCCGAAGATCGTTAGGACTGAGGTCCTGGCCTGGTATAAGGCCTGTTTAGAAGACAAGGGCTGGGTGGAGAATTTCGCCACGTTTGAGCAGCAGCTCATTGTGGAGCGAGATGCCTCAGACCCCAATCGACTCAACATGTTTGTCCCACCTGACTGCATAAACAACTTCCTGGTGGGTGCGATGAAGATCGCATTTACACGCTGAGGCTAGACCATGGCAAAACTGACAGGCACCTGCATTGTTCGTATGGATGGCCTCTCACTGCGCATGGTCAACTCCGAGTTGGACATGGGTGGTCAGGAGAGAGCCTCCAAGTTTGCCGATGGTAGGCGTGTTGGGTACACAGAGACCCCCAGCGCTGGAAAAATCAAAGGCACCATCATCCACGGTGGAGACACAGACCTGGCCAAGGTGGCTGCAGCGCAGTCCGTAACTTTGGTTTTTTCCACTGACACAGGTGTCGATTACACAGTCCGGGATGCCTGCTGCACTAAGCCCCCAGTCCTGAAAACTGAGGGTGAGGCAGACGTAGAATTTGAGGGTAACCCAGCGTTTTAGGCATGAGCGGAAACGGCATAATCAAAGTTACGCTTGAGTACCCTATCGACATCAAAGGCAAGGGCCTTGTGAGCGTGGTGGAGGTACGGGACAGGGTCCTGGTGGCTGACCTAATCGAGGCTAACAAGGCCTCAGACAATGGGTTTCTCCAGGACGTGGCCCTTTTTGCCAGGCTCTGTGGGCTGCTCCCATCGGACATTGAGCGCATGGACGCTGATGATTTTCGGGCTATCGGGGCTGCTGTGGCAGCTGCAAAAAAAGCCAGGGGGGCACCAGCCCCACCATCCCAGACCTGATAGCTGCACTCAGGATCCTGGCCAGGCACTGGCCCCCCAGTGAGCTGCTGGCAATGGATATGTGGGATGTGGCCTTTTGGCTAGCAGTGCTGAGCTGACATCATGTCCACATCCAGCCTCACAGCCAGCCTCACGCTCAATATTCGTGCCCTGGGTGTCAACAGCCTCAAGGCTGTCAATGAGGAATTCGCCAAGGTTGCCCAAAAGGGTAAGGACTTCAAAAAGGCCCTTGAGTTTGGGGCCACTGCCAACCAGGCAGCTGAGGGCCTGGGCAAAGTCCAGGGAGCTCTGACGGGGCTGCTGAGTGCCCCCATTGAGGAGTTTTCCAAGTTTGAATCGGCCATGGCACGGGCCAAGTCCAAGATGGATGGGGTCACAGCCCAGGGCTTTGCTGCTATGAAAAAGGCAGCTCTGGAGGCTGGGGCAGCCACTGGTTTCTCTGCCACTGAGGCAGCAGACGGGCTGACAGAGATGGCAGCTGCTGGCTTCTCGGTAAAGCAGCAGCTGGAGGCCCTACCTAAGATCCTGCAACTGGCCCAGGCTGGTGAGGTAGGGGTGGGGAGAGCCACTGCGATCGCAGCCAATGCTATGGCCCAGTTTGGGCTGCATGCTGAGGATGTGGGAGACATTGGGGATATCCTGCTCAAGGCCTCCAATGCCTCCACCATCGGCCTGGAGGACATTGCCCAGTCTCTTACCTACGTGGGGCCTGTAGCCTCTAATGCAGGCATCAGCCTCAAGAATACAGCCGCTATGGTGGCTCTGTTGGGTAACGCTGGCATTGAGGCATCCATGGCTGGTACGGGGCTGAGCAGCATGCTTGCAGGCATGGCCGCCCCCAGTAAGAAGTCTGTCACAGCCCTCAAGGCTATCGGACTCTCAGCAAAGGACCTGGCTAAGGGTGTCAAAGACCCCATCTCTGTACTGAAACAACTGGGGGAGGCTTTCGACAAAAAGCACCTTGATGAGGCTCAGAGGATGGCCCTTGTCACTCAGGTATTTGGTAGGGAGACGAACAAAACCGTCCTGTCCCTCATCGCAGCCGGGCAAAAGGCAGACGAAAATGGCACGGCTTTCGACAAAATGGCCAATGCCATGGAGAAAACCAAGGGGGCCATGGACGATGCTAGTGCCGTCCTGGGCAACACCACGGCTGCCAAGCTCAAGAGGCTAACGAGCCAGGTGGATGCCCTCAAGGTGGCAGCTGGGGAGCAGCTGGCCCCTGCACTGCTGGAGGCAGCCGATAAGGCAAGGCCCTGGCTGACATCCATGGGGGAGTGGATTGCCAAAAACCCCAAGGTGGTGGCCAACCTGGGACAGCTGACTGTGGGGCTTATCGGGGTTACAGCTGCCCTCAAGGGTGCAGCCCTGGCAGCCGGCTTTTTTGGCACGAATATCAAAGGTGGTCAGATTGCAGTGCAGGCCCTGGGAGCTCCTCTCAGACTCACGGCAAAGATGATCGGCTCTGTTGACCTGGCCACGCAAAGCCTGGGTGGCAACCTGGGTGCGACCACTGTGGCAGCCACACGTCTCTTTGGTGCAGCCGGTGCCTTTGCCCTAGGGTGGGAAATTGGCACGATGCTGGATGAGCTCATCGGTAAGACCCTTGACCTCAAAAATGGTCTGCTCTCTGCCCACATAGCAATCAAGGCTGGGCAGGCCACGACTCAGGGCCCCACTGTCGAGACTCTTGGAGAGGCAGCAGCCTTGCAAAAGTCTGGGCAGGGTGCGGCTGGTTATCAGACTGCAGCCCAGGCTGAGAATTGGCGCAAATTCATGGACTTTTTTACAGGGGGTGCCTACAGCGGCAACCTGGCACGGAACAAAAACGAGACAGAGGCACTGCAGGCCACCTGGAAAGGCACCACCCCCAGCACTGGGGAGCCATTCTCAGCTGTGCCTGGTGGCCAGTTCAATGCTGTGAGTGGCCAGATTGAGGTCACTGTCTCGGACGATAGGGTCAAGGTACGCACCCAGAGCAAGGGTGGTGTGCCCCTTCGTACTGGCCAGGCTCCACCCCCAGGGGCTAGGTAGCCCATGCCCTGGAGAGACAGATACCTGGATGGCAGCTTTCGTGGTGTGCCTTTCAAAACCGTTTCAGCGGTTACAACCGTAGGCCAGCGAAAGGCTATCTATGAGCTGCCTTTCAATGATGATGGGGTCAAGGGCCTGCCCCTTGGACGCAAGGCCAGACGCTACCAGCTGACTGTCTTTGTAATCGGAGGAGATTACGACAGAGACAGAGACAAGTTGATGGAGGCCATTGAGGCCCCAGGCCCAGGCCTCCTGGTGCATCCCTATCTGGGCTCTGTGATGGTGGAAGTGGAGGCAGAGATAAGCGTCTCTGAGTCCACTGACAGTGGGGGGCTGGCTGAGTTTAGTTTTTCGGCAGTCCAGTCTCAGGCAGCACTGCTGGTCACTGCTGGCCCAGCCGTGGTGGAGGATACTCGGGGCAACCTGCAGACTGCTGCAGCTGCAGTCCAGGTAGCTGCCAAAACAGAATATGTGCGCAATTTCAGTCTGGAGGATGTCAGGGACTACGTGCAGCAGGCAAATCTCGAGACGCTAGACCAGATGATTGCTGACTTGAGGGAGCTCAATGCCACGGTCTCCACTGCCCTGGCTGTGCCAGCCCATGCTGCTCACCAGATTGCCCAGCTGGCAGCAGAGTCCGTGCAGCTCATCTTTACCCCCCAGGAATGTGCCGATGCTATCGAGGATGCCCTGGCATCGATGATCAATTCCCTGGTCACTGTGGCAGCAGCTGTGGGCCCTGACAGTGTGAGGCCTGAGTCCTCTTTCGTGGCTGCTGTGGATGCTCTGGCAGCCAGCACCATGGCCCTGACCCTGACCACCCAGGGGGCAGGCAAGCTGGGCACAGACCCAGAGCCAGATGCCCAAGCCGAGGATATTCGACGCAACCATGCAGCCCTAAAACACATGATGCGATCGCTGGCCCTGGCCACCACGGCTGAGGCCTCAGGTAATGCCACGTTTGACAGCTCCCAGCAGGCCCTGGCCATCCGGGATGCTCTGGTCAAAGCCTTGGAGGATGAGGCAGCCTCTGTGGTGGCTGGGATTGAGCATGATGCAGACCCCATCTCTGCCCTGCAGGATCTCCGGGCTGCTGTCTTTGCCCATCTCACTGCCTTGGAGCTGGAGCAGCTGACCACGTACGTGCCTGCAGATGTGACCAGCAGCTTTCAGCTGGCCTATGAGCTGTATGGGGATGCCTCCAGGTTTGAGGAGATTGAGCGACGCAACCAGCTGGATAACCCCAGCTTCATTGTCAATCCTCTGCAGGTGCTAGCCACGTGACACTTGTCAACCAAGCCCAGCCGGTCTCTCTTGTGGTGGAGGGCCAGCGTTTTTCGGGGTGGTCAGATGTCGCTGTGACCAGGGCCCTGGACTCCCTGGCTGACAGCTTCCAGCTGACTTATGCAGCCCGTGAACAAGCTCTCATTGTCGATAATCGGTATATCCAGCCAGGTGCTGCCTGTGCTGTGGACTATGGGCCACATCGAATTGTGACTGGGTATGTCAACCAGTCAGACATCGCTATCGAGGCCAGCAGCTACAGCACATCTTGCAGTGGAAGGTCAAAGTCTGGGGACCTGGCTGACTGTGCAGCCGTGCATAAAACCGGGCAATGGCTCCAGCGTACCCTGGTGCAGATCGTAACTGACCTGTGTCAGCCGTTCGGTATTGCTGTGACAGCTGACCCCCAGATCGCCGCCGATACCTTCAAATTCAGCCGTTTTGAGATAGATGAGGGTGAGAGGGTCAGCGATGCCATGGAGCGGCTCCTCAGGGCCACAGGGGTGACAGCCGTATCCCAGCCCACTGGGGACCTGAGGCTCTTTCGGATCACTGGGGGTGCAAGCTCTGGGCTGCGTAGCGTGCAGCTCCAGGTGGGGCAGGCCATCAGCCGTGGCTTGGTGCGTGTGGACCAGGACACCTATTCAGTTTACCGGCTGAGAAACCAGACGGGCAGAGCCAACAAAGAGGAGTCACCACGGCATGCAGCCCTGGAGAAGTTTGAGGCCACGGACAAAAACGTGACTCGATACAGGCCTTACGTGATTGGGTCCGATACCCATGCACGTGTGGCAGAGCTCCAGACCCAGGCCACCTGGGAGCGGAATACACGGGCAGGCAAGGCCCTCACTATGACTTATACCCTGCCTGGTGGCCTGGCTCCAGACGGCCAGCCCTGGGCACCCCCCATGCTGGTACTGGTTGACGATCGTGCACTCGGAGTGAGGGAGACTCTGCTCCTCACGCTGGCAGAGCTCAGGTGCAGCAACAGCACGCTGGAGACACGAATTTCCTTGACATACCCAGAGGCTTACAGCCTTTTACCCCTGCCTGTACGCCAGCTAAATAAGGGTGTAAGCTTAAAGGGCTAGGCACCCCATGGATGAGCTACTGCGCAGACTCAGGATCCTTATCCAGAATTTGGCCACACGTGTGGCTGTGGATAGGTCAGAGGCTGCAGGAGGCACGTACCAGGTCCTGTGGGGTGGCGATCGTGTGAGCTCAGGGCTGGAGCACCTGGAGAGCCAGGGCCTCCACTTCCGTGCTGCCAGTGAGTCTGGTGGGGTGGTTATCAACTGTGGTGGGCAGAGAGATGGGGGTGTCCTCATCTCTGTGGGTGGCATCGTACCCAATGACGCAATTGGGGAGGGTGAGGGAGGCCTGCATTATCTCGGAGAATGGAAACTCTTTCTCCGATCGGACGGGCAGCTCTCCCTGGGCTCAAAAACGCCAGCTGACTGGGTGGCTCTGGCAGCAAAAACGGACCAGCAAATCCAGGACGCCAAAGCGGATATTTCATCTATCCTAAATGCGCTGCAAACCTGGACACCTGTGCCCCAGGACGGTGGAGCAGCTCTCAAGGCTGCAGCTGCCTCCATCACCCTGCACCCATTCGAGTCCGTGGCCTCAGACAAGGTCAGGTGTGAGTAATGCTCGGCGTTTTCCTACAGCAAAACCTGATGTATTACGATCTGCGCAGGGACCCTACAAAGGGTAACCACCTGGAGACTGACCAGTCACTGCGTACCCCGATCTTGCTGTCCCTGTTTACTGAGGGCAGGCTGCAGCCAGAGGATGTGGCCACGGGCAGCCCACTGGGTGGCTGGTGGGGTGACAGTTTCTCGGACATCTCGGGGTGGGAGCTGGGGGGCAGGCTTTTTCATCTATCCCGGGGCAAGGCTACGGCTGGAGCCTTGAGGCTGATAGAGCAGGAGACCCTGACCCAGCTGCAGTGGCTTATTGACGATGGGCTGGCCCAGAGCGTGGCCACCACAGTGACCAGGGTGGCTCCAGACAGGTGGGAGTCCAAAGTCTCTGTCCAGGTACGTGGGGCCCTGGCTCCTGAGTGGTACACCATTTGGAGCTACACGCTATGAGCTTTTCGGTACCCACTTACCGTAAGATCCTCAGCCGAGTCCAGACTGACTTGGGGGCTGATGCCAACGGAAAAACCCCCAGGGCTACAGTGGAGTATGGCCTGGCCAGGGCCATTGCAGGTGTCAGCAAAGGCCTTTATGGGGCCTTTACCTGGCTGGTTGCTCAGTGCTTCCCTAACACAGCCGATGAGACCTACGGCTGGAGATGGGGCAGTGTCTGGGGGATTGACCAGCTCCCAGCCACGGCATGGGCTGGCAATATCCTGGTGACTGGGGCCCCAGCTGCCTCCATCCCTGCAAATACCGAATGGGGCAGAGCTGATGGTGAGCTCTACAAGACAGCTGCAGCCGCTGCAGTGGGTGGTGGGGGTACTGTCACCATCAGTGTCACATCCTCCACCCCAGGGGCTGCAGGCAATAACCCAGATGGGCAGATCCTGTCCCTGACCACGCCCCTGGCTGGAGTCGATACCGATGCCACAGTCCAGAGCTCCACAGTGTCTGGGGCTGATGTCGAGGATTGGCAGACTGGGGGCCTGCCTCGATTGCTGGCCAGACTGCGCAACCCACCCAAGGGGGGTGGCCCTGGGGATTACGTGGCCTGGGCTCTGGAGGTACCGGGCAACACCAGGGCCTGGGAGTTTGCCAACCTGGAGGCTAACAACTCTGTCTCTGTTGCTTTTGCTCGGGATAATGACCCTGTCACCAACATCCCTGACAGTGGGGAGCTTGCCACCACCCTGGCCCATATTCAGAGCGTGGCCCCCATCACAGTGGAGGTCAGGGTTATAACGCTGATAGCAAAGCCCGTAAATTTGGTTTTTACGGCTTTGACACCAAATACCGTAGCTGTGCAGCAAGCTATCGATGTCTCTGTGGGTGACTTCCTGTTACGTGAGGGAGCTCCAGCAGGCACGATAGCGTTATCCCGGCTGGAGGATGCTATCTCAAGTGCTGTGGGGGAGGTCTCTCACACACTATCCAGCCCGTCTGCTGACATCGTGTGTGCCACCAATGAGCTGCCAGGCCTGGGCACAAGGACCTGGCCACCATGAGTGGGGGCACGCACACGCTAGATGATTACACGTGGCTGTATCAGCGGCTGCTGCCCCGGGGCAAAGTCTGGCCCATTGACCCAGTCACCACGCCTGTATGGTGGTCACTGCTGACTGCCATGGCTCAGGAGCCTGTCAGGCTCGACACAGCACTGTGGGGGATCCTCAAAGACTTTATCCCGACTGCTGACATGGGCTATGGGCTGCTCGAAGAGTGGGAGGAGCTCCTGGGCATCAACGTCCCTGCTGGAGCCACCCCTGTCCAGCGTGTGGCTGCCATTCGAGCCAAACTCAACTCTGCTCTGTCTCCCAGCTATGCGGCGCTCCTGGCACTCCTCAACAGCCTGGGCATCGGCACGGTCACTATCACGCTAGGCAGTTACCCACAGTTTTTGGCTGGGTATGTGGTGGGTAAACCCCTTGGCTCAGTCCAGGGCCTGACCACTTGGGTGATCACGTACCCAGCCCCAGTCAAGCCAAACTTTGAGGCCACTGTCAGGGCCATAGCCCCGATAAACACCACGATCATATTCCAGACTGTGTGAGGTAGGACATGAGAAGACCAGCCACAGGTGCCCCAGAGTTTGGCAAGGCCAACTTTTATTCAGCCGGTAAAACCGGCTTTACTGAGGGCACGCCTGGAGTTGAGGCTGCCACGGTAGTGACAGACGACACCCTCAACCATGTGGTGGGGGAGTTGGCAAACGCTATTGAGGTCTTTGGGGCCACAGCTCTGGATGCTGCCAAGTATGACCAGTTGTCTACTGTGCTGGCAGCTGCATACACACGGGGTGTAATTGCTAGTGCTCAAAATGAGGTTAGAACTGGCCTTTTGCAACTCACCCCGCTTGGTGCTGGTGTTACTGGCGTAACCTCGGACATCCTCATTCGGAATATCGGGAATGCTTTGCACTATGTAGCAGTAGGGGGAACTAGTGGTAGTGCAGCTAGCATAAGATTTAGCAACAATAACGGGCTTAGCTGGGCATCTGCCACTCCAGCCAGTGCGTATGCCAATCTGCTCTTAGGTACCTGTGATCACATGGTATATGGCATGGCTGGTGAAATTCAGGCTGCCACATTTGCAGGCAACATCCCCACCTACACAAGACAAAAAAATGGTGGTGCGGATATCCTGTCTATGTGTCTAACACCTGATGGTCTCTTTTACATGGCTATAGACTCAGCCGGCAAGATGTGGACCAGGGCAACAGGCTTGACTACATGGACAGACAACGGTGTTAAGTTAGGTGTGGGCACCATTACTGGTGATCTATGCACAGGCCTAGTGTCTGGCACTGGTTACATAGCTGTGTGTGACAATTTTCAGGTTAAGCGTACCAGCAACAATGGGACAACTTGGCTGGCAGTTACGTTGCCCGGTGGTGCATCAGCAAGAAGAATTATCTACACGGGGCAGCCAGGCTTTGAATGGGTCGCTGGTTGCGAGTCTGGTGGAATGCTCAAGTCTACAGACTTGGTTACTTGGACAACAATTACCCCTGCGGTACCTGTAGACTACTCATATTGTCTTGTCCCCATACCTGGTGGATTTTTGGCGTTTCAGTATCAACCACCCTATGGTGTAATGACATACGATGGCGTAACTCAGCGATTTGTTGAGAATCTGGGACTGGGGGGGTTTACCCCTACAAATATCAATGAACGTAGGCCCATACGTTGCCAACGGCACGCATTTGTAGGCCGGGGGTCAGGTGGTCAGATTTTCTTGACTACCTGCATGGCAGGGGTAGGGGCTGGGGTGTACCGTATGGCTGAGCCATTCGCACCCCCTGCTGGCGTCTACCCATGAACCAGAGGAGGCGTGGCATAGACGTGGCCCCCATCGGTAGCAATGGCCCAGCGTTCTGGTCTGACCATGGGGATCCTCTGCCAGCCCTGGGCTCCACTGGTGACACCTACCTTGACCTCGACACTGCCAACGTCTGGGTAAAGATCGATGGTGAGTGGAGCCTGGAGGCCAACTTTTCCACAGGCACCAGCCTGGCCTCAGACGCTACGCCACTGCCCCCGTCCTTGTCTGGAGCTCCGGGCGCGAGTTCTTTACTGTCGAGAGACGATCACCAGCACCCAGAGTCGACAGCCACTGTGGACCCTGGGGTAAACGGCTTTCGTCTCTCCAGCACTCCCACGGACACTACACATGCAGATGGTACAGCCCTCACCACGATTTATTTGGCACCTGTCAAGAGTGACCGTATATCTCTAATTTATGGGGGGGTGTGGACAACCTTTGCAGCCAGTGGTGTTCTGTACACGTTAGCAGGCAGGACAGCCAACCTGCCATTTGACGTTTTTGCATACTACAACGGGACAGCCGTTGCCCTCGATGTCGCTAACTGGAGCTCATCCTCCTCCAGGAATCCGGCTGTGGCTTTGGCCAAACTGAGGGGGGTGTGGGTAAAATCTGGGGATGTGACCAGACGCTACCTTGGCACCGTGAGGCCCAGGACTGCCACCAGCTACCGGTTTATTACTGGGGCGTTTTTAGACGACGGCCAGCTCATCAGTTGCGACTATTGGAATGTGGACAACAGGAAACCTTTGGCCCTCCAGATCCTGGGACCCAGTGGCAGCTATGCCTATACGTCCACTGCTTTTAGGCAGCTGGCAGGCAACAGCAATGCACAGATCGATGTGGTCACAGGCATCGGGGGGGCAGACGGGGGTAATGCTACACGTGTGATCGCTGTATCCAGTGCCAGCTCCAGCAATGCCACGGCTGTCAAAGTCAGGATCGGTATCGGTGTCAATAGCACCACGGCTAGCAGTGGACGCACTGGAGAGGGCTCTGTGGGCACTGCCATCCCTGCAGATGTCCTCTTTACCGAGATAGGGTGGAATCCGCCTACTGGGCTTGTGTCCTATGTGTGGCTCGAGTCAGGCAACACGGGGGTAACGTTTGCTGGCACTGGTGGTGGTGGTGGTGGCCCATCCGTGCCTGCAATGGAGGCCCTGGTATGGTACTGAGCTGCAGCCAGGTATTGACATTCCTGGGAGGACACCCAGCCTGGCCTGGCTTCTCCAGAATCTCTCCACACAGGGGGAGGAATGTAGAGGCATCTGGAGTATCTGGAAGGTCAAACGCCTGGTGGTTTTGAGAGTAGTCTCCAATGGTTACCTTGCCAACCATGCGGAATTGCGAGACTCTTTCGCAGTAACTATTAGGGGGTGTCCCTAAACCACCAGGCGTTATAAGTCAATCAAATCAACCAGTTGCCAACTTGCTCAAAGCCGTTTCCAGGATATCTCCATCACCACGAGCGTCCTGCTGCTGGGCATTGGCTGCATCCAGCCTGGAGACAGCTTTCTCCATACTGTCGGGGGACAGGTGTAGGTAGCGTCCTGTGATGATGAGGCTGTGATGTCCTGCCAGACGTTGGATTACGTGTGGAAACACCCCAGCCAGGGCCAGGTGACTGCAGAACGTGTGTCTAAGGCGGTGTACGTGCCCATCAGGAGGCAAGCCTGCTGCCTGCTCACAGTCAGCCAACCAGTCCGACAGGACAGCCCTTGTCACGGGGCTACCGTCAGCCTGGTACAGAACACGTGGCCCCCTCAGGTGACGGTAGGCTCGCAATCGCTGGTAGAGAGTCCCTGACATTGGCACACGACGTATTTTGTTACTTTTAGGTAGCCCCACGATGCCCTGCCACACAGCCCTCTGGACAGTGATGAGTCTGAGGTCCCAGTTTATGTCTGACCACTCCAGCCCCACAATCTCCCCAGCCCTCAGCCCTGCATGTGCTCCCAAGAGGAGCAATATGGCTTTGTGCTCATCCTGTGCAGCTGCCTGCAGTTTGCGGAATACGTCGTGCTCATAAAATGCTGCCTCTGTCTCCTCAGACCTGAGCTCAGGAAACAGCTTTATCCTGCACGGCATTACCTCAATTATATCCTCCTCGATTGCCTGATGTAGCAGGGCAGACAAGTCCCCCAGCACGTTATTGGCAGCACTTGCCCCCAGGGACGTCAGGGCCTCTTTGAGGATGTTGACCTTACCCGTGGTGATGTCCATTAGTGGGACATTGGTGAGGGCATGGTCTGGCAGTGGCTTTTCTGGTTTCTCCAGTGGTGCAATCCATTTTTTGAAACTGCTTATTTTACCCCTAATTGTACTTGGCTTGAGTCTATTTGTTTTGCAGGTTTGTATGTATTCCGGGACTTGGTCTATTAGTACTGGGCCTGTCTTACGCTCGACAGGTTTTGGCTTCATTGCCTCAGCTAACAACTTCTGCTCTCTCTTCTCTGCCCAGTCCTGTGTGCCTGACTTGGATTTTATCTTGGACTTGCGTCTCTCACGTATCTCTGTGCCGTCTGGCAGCTCAAAGATAATGTCATACTCCCAGGCTTTCGTATCTTTGTAGGGCCTGACTATGACGGTCATTTGGCACCCCCAGAGTCCTTGGGGGTGTATCCCAGAATCTGTATCAGTAACTGATACTCACGTTCCTCTGCCCATCGCTGGGCATGGTATCGGCTACTAACCCCAGGAATCTTGCGACGCTCCCTTATTTTTGTTCCATCCAGCTTTGTGACGTGGATGTCGTATTCCCAGCTCTTGTTATCCTTACTTGGTCTTATCTTGACTGTCATTGCGGCGTTACTTCCCTGCCCGCAATTCCGTATGGCCCAACCAGGCTATCACAACTGCCTCACGCCACAACAGCCGTTTACTGCCAATGTCCAGGGGCTCTGGGAGCTGCCCCTTGTCTCGCATCAATCGGACAGCCTTGGGGGTGGTACGTAGCAGGTCAGCCAGCTCCTGGACTGTTAGAAGTTTGGGCAGTGCTGGGCCCTGGGCTGTAGTGACCTCAGCCAGCTTTTTCTCGAGTGCTGCCAGCCGGTCAAATAGATCGTGGGCACTACGCCTGGGCTTATTTGCCATCTGGATACCAGTCCTGGTGGTGGCCATTGGTGGCGGTAAACCTGTCAGGGCAGTCAGCATCCTCGGATAGGGCAAGCTGGATATTTGCAAAGGCATCCATCGCAGCCCCGATCTTAGCGGCTGACAACCTTCCATAATTGCCTGGTAGAGCTCTGTTAGTTGTCAGCCTGATAAACATGGCATGGCTGACAGGTGCTGCCCGGAGTGCTGGAGCTTTGGCCACCACAGCAGACAATAAACAGGCCACGCATTGAAAGCCAACGGTGGAACGGGCAGGACGGGCAAATACAACGTTGCTCCCATGCGTGGGGCAATCGCCAGACCTGTGATCAAAACTGCCTGGAACTACCTCACCTGGTGGATAGTCCATGCTAGTTCATGGGGTCCCATGCCCGGGTTTCCAGGTTTGCATCTTTCGCCATTTTCTATTTTCTATCTTTGGTCTGGTGCTTTTACTGGGACCGTATGGGGCCAGGCTATTTGCTGGCCCTGGGTGGCACGGGCTGGCCTCTATGCCGTAGCGTTGCCGTTGCGTCTCGGGGCTGTGGCTGTGGTCTCGGAGAAGACTCTCACGCCTGGGATGTTGGCCTCTGTCTTGAGGGACCGTGCCACTGCTGCCAGGTGCTTATGGTTGACAGCCAGCATGGCAGTGGAGACGTGTGTCTCGACTCCCATCAGCTCCTGCACTGCCTGGAGAAAGCCCTCCAGCTCCTCCTCCCTGCCCAGCTCCACAATGCGCTTGCGTAGCTCCCCCACAGATGCTGCACGCCTCAGGGCTGACTCGTCTGTGACCTCATAGGACCAGGTCTCACGCACACCCATGCCCACGGGCAGGGCCACGTTTTCAATGCCATGCGCAATGGTCAGGGTGTTGGAGTCGACAGAGCCACCAGCTGCCTCTACCTCCATCCGGGCTGCATCCTGGAGCTCCTGCTGCCTACGGATATGCCCGTTGATTTTGGCCCTCAGGCTGCTCTCACAGGAGGCGTAAATTTGTTTGAGAGGCCCAAAGACAGCCAGGATTGACTCCTCACTGGCTTTCAGGGGAGCTAGCTGCTCCTCCATCCTCCGAGTCAGGCCCTCCCCAGCCTCACGTACACCAGACAGAAACTGCCCAGCCATGTCCATGGTCTCCTGAGATGTGATCTCAAAGGTCTCAATCAGGGACAAGGATTTTTCAGCGTTGACACGTTCCTCAGCCAGGCCCTCCTGGGTGCCGTGGCTCAGCAGGTTTGTGCTCACGATGGCGCTGCCCGTGGTGGCAAAGGGAGGCTGCCCGGCTGCATTCCATTCGGCCAGATGCTTCTCACAAAGCCCATCCGAGACCACCACAAACTTGCAGCGGCGTGCCTTACACAGACCAGGCTTTGCCATATGCGTGATATTGAACACCAAAACACCTACCTTTTTGTTTTACAAAACTCAGACGTAGCCATTTATTGTGCCGTGTATTTTGTCGAATGGTCAAGGGGCCCAGCTGGGCTACAGACGCCGCATATACTTTAGTAGCATCCCACAGGCATCGATTACGTGGCCCCTGTGGCCCTTGGCCTCTGGCAGCTGGCTTTTTTCGTCTGGGAGGAGACACGCCACGATCCTGGCCTGGTGGATGTCCTTGGGTGTCTGGCCCTTCCATTCGTACGGTGCCCAGAGCAGTGTCCTGGGGCACCCCACAAGAGCCTCAATTCTGCCCGTTGCCATAGACAAGTCAGAGATATCAGCCCTCGGGGCCTTGGAGCCAGCATATTGCACGGGTTTCTCTAAAATACATATTTGGGCATTCAGAGTTTTCAAGAATGCCGCATCTTTGATGTCAGGCAGATACCCACATCTGATTATCTGCCCACCTGTGGCAAAGGCAAACCCCAGGTACTTGACCCCAGGATCGATGGCCAGCACTCGGCTGTACCTGGTGAGGGATGTCATATTCTGCTCATCCACAAAATGGCCTGCATCTGAGCTCTGCATCTCCAAGTCCTTTGTTTTCAAATAGTGCGCAAAACACAGCCGGTGTTATGCCCCAGTACAGCAGGGCCAGGGGTGCTGGGAACGTCTGGGCAAAGCCCAAAAACTGCAGGGGGTCAAGCCAGCCGATGGCGTCGGCACCCCTGAGGGCAATCCTCCTCCACCACTTCCGATGGCACCGGACAGGCACCAGTTGCAGGATCTCAAAGTTTTTTGTGGCCTCCCTGGCTGCCTTTTCCATCCATGGCTCCAGCTCATCATATGGGCTGTTGCAGTAGGTGGAGTCACACCAGGGGGCAGTCAGCCCTGGACCCTCCCATTTATATACTGGGGTTCCATCTTTTTTGATTTTTCCAGTGGGCACCTGCTGACCATAATATGCCCTCTCTGGTTGCAGTATCGAGTCAGGGCCAGCACAAGGGTCTAATCGAATGGGGCCACCAAAAACTGCCTGGGCCAGGTCTCGTATCTCAGGGGGTGTATACACTTCCTGGGGCCTATCCTGGGTGGGAGAGCCTATGAGCGTACGCACAGTTTCAGGGTGTGCAGCACTTGTAGGCTCGTGGTGCACCAGACGATCGCTGGCCCCGTAGAAAGATCTCAAGCTCTTTGGTGCATGGGCTACCATTTATGTACCCCCCTGTATGCGGGTGTGATCACGGCTGCCACCATGTCTCAGACTTGGACTGTTTAGCTGCCACAAAATGCACCACCAGAATTAGATAGCCGATGCATCCAAGTACCCACCCCCAGGTGCATAGACAGTCCACTTATGCCGCCACCTGTTGGAGGTCCCAAGGCAGTATCGTCTGGCCATCGGCTGCCCATATCGTCTGGGCTTTCTTGCTCCAGGTGAGCATTACGCATGGCGTAACTTTCTTGATAGGTACGTCAATCACCCACTCATTGAATTCTGTCAGCATGACATCAGCCAGCCTTTGAGCGGCTGGGCTGCACCTGTCCAGAGGGCCCTCCAGGATGAGCTCATCATGGACAAAGTTGACTAACTTGAATCCGTACAGGGGGCTGCGTTTATCGAAAGTCTCACGCACCACCACCCTGAGGGCAGCCAGAGCTCCATCGGCGCAACGTCCTTGGAAGTACCCATTGCACTTGGCTGAGTACGTGGCCCCACCACGCCACCTGCCAGATTTGAATTGCTGGATGGCCCCACCGTGGTCAGAGGCTGTGCTCTGTACCCATTGAAAATAGGCCTCATTCTCGGGGAATGCCTGCAGCCAGTCAGCCCGTATCTGGACAGCCTCATCCAGCGTAAAAATGGTGTCCCATTGAGCACGGCTGTAAACAACAAACGATTCAGGCCCCATGCAGCCTGGAAAACCAAAGTTTGCAGGCTTGGCTCTGCCACGTGCTTTTTGCAGTACAGGGTCTGCCTTGTGCTCGATAGCAAAGCTGTAGTCTAGGCCAATGGTTTTGGCCCCAAACTTTAGGTGGGGGTCAATCCCTGCCTTGAGCATGTCTGCCAGGGCTGAGGCTCCAAAGAGCTCCAGGCAGTTTTGAGCGTGCGTATGCAGCTCTGCTCCTGGGTAGTCCCCCTGGATAAAGGCGTTGCCAGGCCTGGGGATCACACACTCCCTGACACCCAGGTCAGACCCAAAATTCTGGAGCTGCTTACCCTTGAGCACCCCCCCTTTTTTGGGCTTATAGCTGGAGGTCCTGCCCGTGGTTTTCAACGGGTCAAACCCCGATTGCAGGGGCAGTTGATAGCCATGGGCCAGATCCTCAATGCCCCCCAGCAGCAAGTCAGCTGACCCGTACTCAGCCAGTGTCACCAGCTGCTCATCCCCACTCAGGACACAGGCATCGTAATCAGTGCACAGGTAGTCAAACCGCTCTTTTTCGGAGAGCATGGCCCAGAGCTCAGGGCCCTTGAGTCTGAGGCCCTGGTTTTTGGCTCGACTCCTGGCCAGCTCAAAGCCAGTGTCCGTGAGCTTTCGGACATGGGGCTTGTCAGCCGTGGCCCTCAGCAGCCTGGCCTTGGCCACAGCCTTGGGCTTGCTGGGGTCAGGGTCCTGGTACTGCTGCCACTCCTCTGGGGTCAGGTACTGGGCCAACAGGTGGTCTCCGATGGTGGCATCATCGGCAGCCAGGGGGGACCGTCGAACGGCTGTGCGCCTCCCAGCGGACGTTAGGCTACGGACCAGTCCCACCCCCTGGAGCTCCACCCTCCAGCGCTGGAGCTGGGCTGTGAGCTTGTCTCTCAGGGCCTCAGTCCTGCCCCTGTGCGTGCGAAAGCCTCCACACTGGGCTAAGTGCAGATTCCAGGCTGTCTCGGTACGTAGGGCACACTCCCCACCCCAGGACGTACCTGCATACAGGATGCTGCTCCCATGCAGCGTGAGCCACTGCATATCGCACCACTCCTGCCTGAGCCAGATCTCAGCCACTGGCACAGGATCATGGGCTGCATAGGCATGGGCCTCTGGGGGCCAGAGCTCGACAGGGACATCGTGCAGCTCTGCATAACGCAAACGCCAAGGGTCAGCTCCATCCTTGAGCAGTTTGAAGTGGGCTGCCACAGCCTCCAGGCTGTAACTCCTGTTATTGCCCTCATCCTTGAGCAAGCCTAATGCGCAGTCGATGAGCTTTTGGCGTATGACAGTGCAGTGGAATTGGCCACGGAAAAACTTGTCCACCACCAACTGTATTAGGTGGGGCCAGTGCACCACGATAACCGCCACATCGTAGGGCAGGTTATGGGCCACCATCACCACGTCTGATGCCAGCCACTCCTCGAGTAAGGCCAGGGCCTCCTCTGAGTCAGGGGCCAGCCGGGCATGCAACACCCTGCCATTCCAGTCCGTGGTTACGTCTGCATACTGCAGGCAGACCATGGGAGGAGCCACCAGGGCCCTGTCCATGAGAAAGGTCTCAGTGTCCCAGGCCACGATGTTTGGAGCGCTGGCCTTGAGTGAGACCTCCTCCAGCTTGAGTGAGCCAAGGGTCAGGGCTGGGTGAGAGTGGGCCAGGCGTCCTGCCCGGTCTCCATCAGCACTCACGCAGCACCCTGCTGCTGGCTCATATCAGCCAGGATGGCAGTCATGGTCCTGGGGTTTTCCGCAAACTCTCGATACGTATGCCGGATGTAGTTGTAGCTTTTGCCCGTCTGGTCCGGCTTGGTCTGTACCGTGGCTGCCAGCGTGCACAGGACAGCCCCCTGGAGGAGCTCCCTCTCAATCATCATCTTTGCGATGCCCATCCACTGCTGTGGCGAGTCAGGGTCAATGTGCAGGGCTGCTCCAAGAAAACCTTTGACGTTGCCCAGGGCAGCTTGACGTTTGGTCTTATTGTCAGACCGTAGGCCGTTGATAGAGATGCTCCCCATAGACCCAGCAGGGAAGTCTGGATTGTCAGACTCCAATACTCTCAACTCGATAACCAGGCTAAAGCCGTGGTGCCCATCCACGTTTTTCAGCTCCAGCACCTGGAAAGTAAAATCTCCATCCGTGATCTTGGGTAGTCTCTCGGTTACGTGTGCCTCATTGAGACCATTGAATAGCGCGTCATAGTCCATGCTTGTCTAAATCCCCGTCTTTTCTATCTTTGATTTTTGAGCCAGTGTCGACCCACCCAGCATGCACCAACTGGCCACGCTGAGTCCAGTGGGCACTGCTGGAAAGCACGAAAAGTCTATATTTGATTTATAGGTAACTCACAGCAGAAACCCACTCTCGATAGCCTCCCTTAGGTCAGGGATGTCCTTGGTCGCGTACACCAGCTTTTGTGGCATGCCCGTGGTTAGCTGGGTGTACTCAGCGTCCTGGATAGCCTGCTGGAGGGCTTCATATTGCTCCCTCAACATGAGCGGTATCTCGCAAGTAACCTCATCAGCCTCCTGCCCGTCTCTGTGAGTCCTGCCCAAGAGCTGCTCCCACCAGGAGCCAACAGTGGGGGGCACCAGAACTAGATTGGCATTCCAGCGCTGCAGGTTGCGTCCCTCTCGACAGCTGGCGATGGAGACGATCGCCGATCCGTTGTGCTCCTCCACCAGCTTCCCAGACCGGACATCCATCGCAGAGGCTCCAAAGTAAGGCACTCCAGAGAGCTCCGAGAGTCTTCTCCCAGAGTACTTGTGCGACACCCAAACGAGTCCTGTGTCTGGATGCTCCTCAAGCCACTTGGCAGCGTAGTTAAGCGTCGTGTCGTCTATTCCGACAGGGACGCTATTTGGCTCGAAAGTAGGCTCGATTGCTTTCCACTCAGCGTAAAGCCCCCCATCGTCCACTTGCTTTGAGTGGATGGCAGAGACCACGTGCAAAGGGGTGTGGAGGCTCTGGCTGTGAGCCAGGATGCCACGAACAAACTTTGACCAAGCTTTCCTAGCCTCCAGCCATTCGGAGGGGGGACGTGGATCCCAGACGTAATAGAAACCGCCACCAGCCATTTCATTGGCGTGTTGCCAAAGCTGGATCGCACTCTCGAAAGGGTGATCGTCTGGCGTGCACCAGCTTTGACGCATCCACTCAATGGCCTCTCTTATCTTCGGAGGAGCATCCATGTGGGTGGCAGTGATCGTCAAACCGGTTTGAGGAATGTCCTCTTTTGTCGTTACGACTCCTGGGGAGGAAACCAAACGAGAGCCAAACGCCTGTCGAGCTCTTGAGAGAGCGTCTCCCTCAAAGGTCTCTCCAGGCACCAGTTGCTCCAGTGGCCCAGGGTCTGCCCGTTGCTCTGGCGCAACTTTCTCATCCAGAGCCAGCCCCCACAGCAGGCCTTCGTAGGCATCTCTGGGCACTGGTGCGTGCTCTCCCAGGCACCACACCAGAATATGTCTGTAGTCTTTTAGGCCTCTTGCTGTAATCGATCCTGACATGCCTACGAAAGGCACGTGAGTGGGGGTGCCGTGCTTGTGCTTTCGCATGAAAGCCCTCACTGCCCGTGTGCATCCAGCGTCCTGGCTTTTGAGCTTGTGGACCTCATCAGCCACGATCAAATCAGGGGGCTGTCCTGCACAGCAGGTGTCGAGCCACCCCGGGGCAGCCCTTGAGAGTATCTCGTAAGAGAAGACTCTTATTCCGGCTGGGATCCTCCAATGGAGGGCCAGCTTTCGTGCCTCGATACGTGTCTTTGCTCGGAGGGCAGCAGGCACGAAAAGCACTGGCCGTTTAGCTCCCAGCACCAGTGGAGCCAAAAGAGAGACCAGGGTTTTGCCCCCTCCAACTCGAATGGGGAGCAGAGCTCCTCTTAAGTCGTGAGCCTCTCGGAGAGCAGCTGCCTGGACAGGCCTTAAAGACTGCATTCCACCAGGTGTCTTAAGGCCCTCGGTAAGCAGAGCCATTAAGTGGCCCAGCTCATGGGCCTCTGCCCATTGGCGTTTAGGGAGCCCCTGGATTCTTAGAAACTCGGGGGACACACGGACCGATCGATCCTCCATCGTTCTAGGGATCCGAGGGTCTTTAGGCTCTCCAAACTTCTCGATGAGTGCGTCAAAGTGGTCAGGGACCTCAATGGATCCTGGGGGTGTCCGTGGTACTGCATTCATGGGTGTGCACCTGGTGGGGCCTCACGTGGCCCAGCTGTCAAGTAGCTTTCACACTCAATAGAGCATCGGCGATTGCGTAGGCTCTGGCAGCCACCTGGGTGGGGGTCAGAGCCAGGTTGCCAGCCAAGTGAGAGGCTAGTGTGTGGGCTAGCTCATCTCGGTTAGCTGGAGACGTGGCTGGAGAAGCTACCACGCCTGTAGGCACTGCGTCCGGTACCTTGGGTGCTACCGTTACCTTTCCAGCAGCTGCCCGTATATCAGGAGCTGGAGTTTGGGTCTTTTTCTCAGCTGTAGGAGTAGCAACAATAACAGGAGCTGCCTGCGCAGGCACTGACACAGCCGTGGTGTTTTTTCCCTGGGATGTGGCGTTCTTTCCCACAGATTGCAGGTGAGCCAGGAGGTCTGCCCCTTTGACCGGGGCTGCCACACTGGCTGGCTTTTCAGGGGCATTAATTATGTCTGTTGACTTTTTTGTGTCGATTGCGTGGGCTGCCTGAGTGGCCTGGGTAGCACCGTTGGAAGTACCGAGACCCTGTGTCAAACGTGAATACAAATCCATGGTTTTTCCGTTTTCCGAGTTGTTAGCGTTCTGTGCCGTGTTTAGTCGAATTACTGGGTTAGTTACAGCAGAGACCTTGGCATCATCCAGGCCCTCAAAACAAGCTGAGAGCTTTTCCGAGGGACTCAGCCTGCAGCTGCCACCCCGAGACTCAGCGTGCTGACAGCCGCTGTATTTATCACACTCTTGGGTGTTGCCTGGCAGGCTATTTCCAAAGTTTATGAGGCTGCTATTTTTTAGGGCATTTGTCCTGCCCTCAGGCATCTGGGTCTGTAGCTCGATTATCCTCTGGGCCCAGGGGTGCACGTGTATCCACCAGTACGCCTCTACCTCTGTCCTGGTGATGATGGTGTCTGAGGGCAAGGCCTTGGATTTTCGGCTTGTCCAATAATACAACCATCGGAGGAATACCCTGTCAGCTGTGGGGGCATCCTCCAGGGCCTTGGCTGCATAAATGAGGGCCTGGGGATCCTGCACCAGAGCATCGTGCCCCCAGAGCCCATAGCGGGCTGGGTCGCTACTGGTTTTGTGGTCGATAACTGCTGGCATGCCAGGTGGGGCACCAGGGACCAGAGAGCTGGGCCCGTGGTAGTCCATGATTAGCACATACTGGATACCGCCCTTTGTCAACGTGGCCTTGGTCTCGACATGGCCAGACTTGGGGGGTGGCATGTGTGGCAGCCCAGCCAAGGCCATGGCCCCTACTTTCGTGCTGCGATCCTGGGCCTTGCCTACGGTCAAGTAGGCCTGTTGCACCCCATGCAGCTCAGTCCCAAGCTTCTGCTTCTCTGTCTCGAGTCTCTCAGCCGTAAAGTCCAGGACCCATTTTCGCTCACAGCCCTGGGTGGTCTTTATAGCACTCGGGGACACTGGCCACTTTTGGACCAGGGGCAGATGTCGAACGGCTGGGCTACTCATGCTGCAGTGTCCTGCTCCTGAGGCGTGCATTTCTCGCAGTTGCCCACTGGCACCCAATAATGCCCGGTATCGTCCCAGACTTCCGTGCACAGGATGTCAGCCCACTCACCACAGCAGTGGCAGTGGGTTTCAAGTATTTTTGAATTATACAAGATCTGTTTTTACTCCTGACTGTGGCGTGTCACTAGTGCTTGCCTTTACTTGGGATCCCATACCATGGCCTGCAACTCCTCCAGGGAGTCGATGCCCCAGGTGTGGTGAGTTGCAAACTGATACAGGTCTTCTAACCGTACCCTGACCAGGCCTTTTTTCAAACCCTTTTCAGCAATCTCATACAGGGCAGCCGTTATTTGTGGGAGCTCCAGGGGCCTGGTGGTGCCCAGGTACTGGTCCCATTTATGGGCAATGAGCCTGGGGGCTATGAATAAGCCGGCTGGCCCCAGGTCGTATTTATACTTCTCCTGCGAGCTATCGCAGATTGCCGGATTTTCCAAAAACTTGAGCAGCCACTGGCAGACCAGAGCTCTGTTGCGTCCCTGGGTCCGTAGTGCCCTGTGCAGGGGTGAGTCAGTCCCTGAGACCCAGAGCCTGCCATCCGGGGTGACCTGGTGGGTCTGCTCCAGCCACAGGATGTGGTTGGCAATCTCCCCCCTTGACAGGTGGGGGGCTGGGGTGCTGCTGCAGGGTATGTAGAGGATACGCTCTGAGATAGCCTCGATATCCCACTGCTCCAGCGTTTCATGGGTTTTGGCCAGCATGTGGAGAGAGTTGGAGGCCAAGATCACACGTAGGGCCCCCTCCAGGTTCCGATTGGCCCTGTACTTCTCACGTATGGGGTGCTGTGTGCTGGTGATGAGTCGTCTCAGCTTGCCGGTATCCTCTGCCCACTCTCGGGGTAGGCTCTCATCGGCAAAGACCACAGGGCACTTGGTCAAGTGCTCATTGAAAGCTGCCCCAGCCTCCTGCAGCTCTGTTGGCCGATGGCCCCAGAGATGGGCCAGGCCCTCTGCCAGCTGGGTCTTGCCACTGCGTTTGGGCCCATGCATGTACAGGGCTGCTGTTGCACGCTCCAGCCTTGGCGCCGTGGCCAACCAGGATAGTAAGATCTCATGGGTATGACTGTCAGACACCATCGTTTGCAGTGCCTGGGCCACCCTTGAGCTTTGCTCTGGTTTACAAGCTGCATTCCGGGGTGAGCACGCAACTAACAGACGGCTGGGTCTGACAGTCAAATCGACCATTGTGTGTGGCAGCGTTAGGCTCTCACTGATGGCCTCCACCGTGGTGCCATAGGATCGCATCAGCTGGGGCCAGGCTTTCTCTTTGACGGCATAACCCAGCTTAGTTTTATCCAGCTCCATCAGCGTTACGCCTGGCAGGCTGGTGGCAGGCTGCAGCCTGTGGCGCACGAATTCCTCAGCGTGCTCACGGCTGCCAGCGTGCAGGTATTCTCCCTCAAAGAATACATAACAGTCCCCTTTGACACTCACTATCAGCTGCAGTGACAGATCCTCGGGGCTGCGTAGTTTGAGGCGTGTGCACCAGAGGGCTATCTCCTGCTCTGTGTACGGTCCCTGCCTGCCCAGCTGACCCATTCGTGCCGTGTGGGTGCCTTGAGATCTGTCTTTGACCTCTGCCTGGTGGCGGCGGATTTTCTCCTCAAGCTCATCAGGGGCTGTGCCCTCCTGCCACTTTTCGCCTTGGGTTTGCCTGACCAGCTCCTCTCGGATGGGGGCCACCAGCAAGGCAGGCGCTGTGTGGGGGTACTGGCC